ATTTACTTTTATAAAAAATATAAAGTCTTTCTATTTCCGTTTTTATAAAGTTCCAATAAAATAAATTAGTTGGAGTTTCTAGATTTAAACGATAGCCTTTTACATTTCTTACATTTTTATCTAAACCTGCAAATGTTGTTAAATTTTTTGATGCTTTTTTATCTATTAAGGGTATTATTTTTTTTATGAATTCGTCAGAAATGACATTTTTAATTTCAACTACTGCCTCTAAATGATCCATATAATTTATCCTTTTGAAGCTCCTTTTATACTACATTTACACAGTATTTGAATAATATTCTTTCTAGGGTATAATACCTTATGCCTTTAACAAAAGTACAAATAGCCCCTGGATTTAATAAACAAGTCACCCAGACTGGAGCTGAAGGTAAATGGACTGATGGTGATTTTGTAAGGTTTAGATATGGTCTTCCAGAAAAAATAGGTGGTTGGGAACAACTTTTAGAGAACACTATAATAGGAGCAGCTAGAGAGCAATTTATTTGGGCTGATTTGGATGGTAGAAAATATGCTGCAATAGGTACAAATAAAGTATTAGTGATTTATTACGAAGGTGCTTTTTTTGATATTACCCCTCTAGGCACAGCACTCACAGGATGTACATTTGATACTGTTAATACATCAGCGACAGTAACTGTAAACAAACCTGCACATGGTTTAGAGCCAGGAGATATTTTTCTTTTTTCATCTGTGACTCCTCCAACAGGTGCAGGATATTCAGGCACAGATTTTACAACAAATCCTTTTCAAGTAGTTACTGTTCCTAACAGTGACGAGTTCACAGTTACAATGTCTAGCGCAGCAGGAACAACGGTCAACGGATCTGGATCTGCAACAATTACTCCATACATTAAACCAGGAGCTTTAGGTTCAACGTTTGGGTTTGGATGGGGAACAGGACTTTGGGGTGGTGGACAACAAGTGTTTAGCACATTGAATGGAGCTTTGTTAGATGACACAGCAGGTACTGGTGGTTCAGGAACATCGGTAACTTTGACATCAACCACAGGTTTTCCATCTACAGGGACAATAAAAGTTGGAGCAGAATTTATATCTTATACAGGAATATCATCTAACGATCTGACAGGTATTACAAGAGCTGCAGCGGGAACTAGATCTGCACACGCAGACGGTGCAGGTGTTGAAGTATTTACAGGATGGGGTATTGAATCATTATCACAGACTCTTTCAATAGATCCTGCATCTTGGTCTTTAGATAATTTTGGTGAACAATTAATTGCTACTATAAAAAATGGTCAATCTTTTTCTTGGAATCCTATTAATTCAAATCCTAATGCTTTAACTACCAGAGCAGCAATAATATCAAATGCACCAACTGCATCTGTTATGTCATTAGTTTCAGATAGAGATAGACATTTAATTATGTTTGGAACTGAAACAACTATTGGTACTCCTGGAACACAAGACAAGATGTTTATTAGATTTTCAGATCAAGAAAATATAACTGATTACACACCTACTTCAGTTAATACGGCAGGTACTTTTAGATTAGATTCAGGCACAAAAATAGTAGGTGCAGTTCAGGGTAAAGATTACACATTTATTGTTACAGATAATGCTGCATACGTAATGCAGTTTGTAGGTCCACCGTTTACTTTTTCAGTTAGAAAAGTTGGATCTAATTGTGGAGCTATTGGTCAGCACTCTATTAAATATGTAAATGGTATAGTTTATTGGATGGGAGAATCAGGTGGTTTTTTTGTTTATGATGGAACAGTTAAATCATTACCTTGCCAAGTTGAGGATTTTGTATTTACGACTAAAAATGGTAATAATTTAGGAGTAAATTATTCTGCTGGAGAAGCAGTTTATGTTGGGCTAAATCATTTATACGAAGAAATTTGTTGGTATTATCCACAAGCTACATCTAGTTTTAATGATAGATATGTATGTTATAATTATCAGGATGGAACTTGGGTAACTGGATCCCTATCAAGAACTACTTGGATTGATGCAAATCTTTACGCAAATCCTTATGCAACAGAATTTAATTCTACAGGATTACCTACCTTTCCAACCGTTCAAGGTGTTACAAATATTAATGGTTCTACTAGATATTTTGAACATGAAAAAGGAGTTAATGAAGTAGACTCAGATGGAAACAAAACTGCTATTCCAGCATTTATTGAATCTGGAGATTTTAGTTTAAATCCTGATGGAACAAACGCAGAATTTTTTATGAGTATGAGAAGATTTGTACCTGATTTTAAAACTATAGAAGGTAATGCACAGGTAACAATTTTACTTAGAGATTTTCCTAGTGATACAGAAGCATCGTCTCCACTAGGGCCATTCACGGTCACCGGATCAACACAAAAAGTAGACACAAGAGCTAGAGCTAGATTTGCTAGTTTGAAAATTGCTAATACTAGTACAGACGAAAATTGGCGTTTTGGAACTTTTAGAGCTGACGTTCAATTAGATGGTATGAGGGGATAATGGAACCAGATTTTTTAAATCAAATTTTACCTGGAAATCAATCAATACAACCTATGGGTATTGAACCATTGTTACCAAGAAAAGAAATACCTACTGTAAGAGACGTTGCAACTAATGTAGCAAAAAATAAATTAATGCAATTAGCTGCAAATAAAGTTGGTTTGAACATGGCACAAGCTTCTGGTCTAGCTGGTATACTAGGTATAGGCCAATCAGTTTTCGCACCTTTAGGTTTAGTTTCTGCTTTGACAGGTAAATCTTTGGGTATATCAGATTTTTTAGCTAACAAACGTGCACAGAAAGCTGCTATCAAAAATGCAAACAAGGATCCTCAAGGTAATGTAGTGACTTACCCTGTAGGAATAATGGCTATGCAACCTACAGCACAAGATATTGCAAGAGGACAAGGTGGTGGAGGAGGCCAAGGCTCGTATGGAATGCCAGGAAGAGCTGCAACTGGATATCAGGATTTGTAATGGCAAGAATAGATATAGTAATACCTGAACCAACACCTAAATACATGCAAGAAAATCAACGACAAGTAAATCAGTCTTTACGAACGATGCAAGATAAGTTAAATACATCTTATCAACAAGAATTAAAAAATGAACAAGATACATTCAGCTGGTTTATATCATGACAATTAGATACAAGAACGAAGGGATAAATTTAAATTCTACAGGAACAATAAGTGTGTTTACCGCACCTGCAGATGCAACTGTATTGATTAAACAAATACAAATTAATAACGGTTCTTCTGGTGCTGTAAATTTAAATGTGCAGGTTACAGATACATCAGCTACTGCAACATTTAGAATATTCAATGAATCAATAACAGGAGCAGCCACCAAAGATATTATAAATCATACATTAGTCCTTGAAGCTAGTGATATTTTAAAAATGACTGCTGGAACGGCTGATGAAATACAAGGTATTATCTCATACGCTTTATTAGATAGATCACAGGAAAATGGTTAATAAAAAAATAAATTATCAATTTTTTTATTGGGGTCCTTTTTTATATAAAACAACTTTAAATGAGGAGGAGATACAAAAAATAAAAAATTTATGTAATAAAAAAGGTGAAGATGTTAGAGCCAAACTAGCTGGGCTGATGAATCAGGAATATAAACTCAATCGTAAAAAAATTTTTAAAATAATTGCTCCTTACTTACAAAGTTATTTACAAGCATATGTAGAACATTACGGAAAATTTGTTTCACCAAAGATAGAACTGACATCTGCTTGGATTAACTATATGACTAAATATGAATCTAATCCTCTTCACCACCATGAAGAAGATTTATCTTTTGTTTTATTTCTTAACGTGCCAGAAAAATTAGAAGAAGAATATAAAACCAGAAAAAGTACAAGCAAACCAGGCACTATTAATTTTATGAATAAATTACAAGAAGATGATATGTATCTTAACAGTCATAGTTTTTTTCCTAGAGTTGGTGATTTTTATATTTTCCCTGCTAACTTACCACACTACGTTAATGGTTTTAGTTGTGATGGAGAAAGAATATCTGTATCTGGTAATGTTAAATTTCATACACCTAAAAAGAAAAAATTAAATGGCTAGACAAAAATTTGTACATTTTGTGCCTAGACCAAAGCCTCGTAAACGGCCTCGTAGACATAAAAAAAGTCTTTCAAAATCAGAAAAAAGATCGTATAAGAAATATAATCGACAAGGAAGATAATTATGAATGATATACCAAAAATACCAGTTGAAACTAAAGAAATAATTAAACATAAGAGAACAGGAAAAGTATACGCTAGTAAAGATGATTTTGATTCGGATGTTGCTGATCCCAATACTGATACTACTGCTGATGACTTTAGACAAGATTTGGAAATAAAAGTTACAAGAGTAACGTTAGGTGCAAAGACTAAAAAATAATTTATGGAACCAAGAGGCGCAACTGAGCTCCAACATGAGTTGTTAGAAAA